ATGTGTTTTATAAAGTTTCAATGCTACCATAATATACTTTCTCCATAATACTATTTAAGATCAAATTTAGGTAAAATCTTCTTAATCTTTTCTCTTAATGACGATAATCCATTTTTAATATTATTAAGTATCATCAATATTCTAAACACAACAATTTTTAATAGACTAACCTCTATTTTCATGTTTGTTTCCTTTTTTTTATGTTATTTCCATCCAATTGATTGCACCTATACATGTATCATTTGAACCAGCACCTGCCACAGCAAGAGTGAATGTTGTGTTGGTATTGGCAAATGAATTTCTTCCTAACTGTAGTCTAAAAATATCATCTTGCATTGATACTGCACCAGATCCTTGTTGTGCAACATACAAGAATCCTTGATCCAGATCATTACCACCAACTATAGTATTTGCTGTGATATTATATTGTACAGAAGAATCAGAACCAGCAGAAACCCATGTACCATTTCCGACATTAGCATCTGCTATTAATTTATATGCTATTCTAGTTCCGTTACCTGTTAGACCCAACAGAGAAATTGATTTAGGCACTACTATAGCATCAGACATCTCAGATTTCAACCTTATACTGACAACAGGATAAAATATACCTGCTGTGGCTAGTGTATATGATGAATTTGGTAATTGACCTGCTGTTCTATTTTTACCTCTGACTTCATAGCCACCTTCTGACATGACTGACGAACAAATCAAGTTCATCGTAGCATTGTTTGCCATTGAATTTGTATTTTCAATTTCATATCTAAGTGGCAGACATGCTGTTGTCATGTATGTTGTTCCAATCAAATTGGCATGATGAAACGAATGACAATGAATGAATTGACCATTGATGACAAAACCACATCGAACAGAACCAACACCCAACCATTCAATATCTGACCAGAAGATTTGTACTTTGGATATATCAAGTGTGAGTAATGATGGACCTGTGCCATCTAGTTTATCTTTATTCCAAGATGATTGAGCAATTCTATTTTCTGTCAGAACACCAGAACTGAAAGAACGAATGACAAGATTTACTGTTGAACCATCAAGTTCGAGATACACACCATTTTGTGAACCAAAGTATCCTACTCTCTGTCTTAATCCAGTTTGTGTTGATGCCATACAGAATGTGTTTAATATAAGAAGAGATTTTCCTGGCTGATATGAAAATGTTCTTGATGATTCTCTGTATGCATAAGAGTTAGCAGTATTTGTGATATTGAGAGATACAATAGATGAATTTGCATCATATGTGACTGTGCTACTAACGGCAGAATTTGAATTATAGAACTTACCATTGTCTTGATATCTGTGTGATGAATCAAACAGAGTCAATGGTGTTGACATCCTTGCTCGACCAAAAGCATCTACAGATGTACCAGAAGGATTACCAGCACCAACAAGATTGCCATATTGATCAGCAAGCATGACAACTTCAAATATGGTAGTTTCTTGTGGCAGATATTGATGAGTATCTTTTCTAAACTGTGCCATTAATATTTTTTACCTATTGTATATTTCGAAATTAAAGTCCAGTTATATTTTTCTTTATGTGAAATAATTTTTATTTGATTTATCGGAGCAACTGGTGTTTCACTTTTCTTTTCATCTACTAAATCTAGTAATTCCCATTTATGAAGAAGATTTGCAATGGTATTCCTTCTTGCTTTGTCATCTTCTGAGAAATTAGACATTTTACCGTCTAATAAAAACATTTCTTTAAAATGAGGAAGATAATATTTCCCTTTTTTATGTAGAATATGAACAGATTGATAAAGAATATTATCTTTTCTTGATGCTACACCAATTCTAGTTAATGTCTCTTTCACTTTAAGAAAATCATCAGAATTTTGCAAGCGAACTTCAATTAAACTATTAACTACATCATCATTCATTTATAATACCTTTCTTTTTATTAATTTTTTTAAGGTATCATTTGCAAATCTTTCAATTAGATTTAACTTTGATTCCTAATTCATTTTTTATTTATTAAACCACCTTTGTTTAGTTTATCTTTGATAATTGATAATTGTTCATCAGAAAGAATATTTAAAACATCTTTTGCTTTTTCATTAGAGTATTTGAAATATTCTTTTATAGCTTCAATGTTTTGAATTGTATCTTTTTTGTGCCATTTTTTGAATGGTCTTTTATATGATCTTATACTATTTATATGATAATCATATTGTAATTTTTTATCAATATTAGATGATAAATTCATTGCATTAGCTTGCATGATACAGTCATAGTGAAAGCTCAAAGCACGATTGACAACGAAAGGGACATAATCCCTCTCATTGTCAACAGTAATGACTGGTATTTTTGTCTGTAGAATAGATGGTATAACTTCTTTAAACAAATCTGTCATTGTTTGACCTTTTTATTAAATCGTGTATTCAATAACGATGCAACATATTCATCCATATATCTATCATCAAGTATACAATCATGCTTATCTGGAAAATCTTCTTCAGCAAGAAACTTGAAATGAATATTCTTAAAAGATACACCAAAATGTCTCGCTTTTGTACCAGCAGTATGTGTTTCATCGTGTCTTAGACAATCACACAACCCCTTCATGAAACGTCTAATTCTGTTATTTGCACTATTGCCTGATACTCCGCAGTACAAACAATTGTCTGCTCCTGGATAATTTTCATATAGCACGTATATGCCTGGTTTTTCGAAAAGCCCACTGGAAACTCTTTCACCATTACAGAAATATGACAGACCAATACCACGCACTTTGAAGTCAATATAATCAACTTCAATTCTATATGTTGGTTGATTAAGACCAGCAAGAATTAACTTCTTGGCATACTCTTGATTCGATATATAATGTTCACCAAAGATTGTCGTAGCCATTATTTAACCTCACAATCTACCATTAATTCAGTTAGACAAGCTACCAGATTAATTTCCTGATCTGGCACAAATGCACTCTGATACTGATACTTAGCAATGATAACTACAGCTTGTGGTATACTTTCTGGTTTCATGTAATCATATAAAGTATCATAAATCTTTCTGTAGATTCTGGTTGTATCAATGTCGGAATTTGTCACAACCCACTTACGCATTTCTCCGAAATTTTTTTCTTTGAGATATTTCATCAAGTCTGACATGTTTTTGATATTGGAAACTTGATTCAAAACCGATAAGTCAATATTACCAGAACTTGAATATCTTTGCAACTCATTTAATGTTCGGCGATAATCTGGAAAATACTTCTCAACCAGTTTAGCAACAACAGTCTTATCAAATGTGATACTTTCTTTAGTAAGAATTTCACATAATCTTTTGTAGAATTGTGCTGCCATTTTTGGCTTTTCATCATTATTTAATGTAAAGTCAATAACAGAACACCTAGAATGAATTGCATCAATCAACTTAGACTTGAAATTACACGTAAAAATGAATGAACAATTTGATGAAAACTCCTCGATGGCACCACGCAATGCTGCTTGTGCTTCTGGAGTAATATAGTCAGCTTCATCGAGAATAATAACCTTTTGACTTCCACTAAAAGATACAGTGGAAGCATATCCTCGAATCTTAGTTCTGAGTGTATCGATACCACGTTCTTCCGATGAATTAATAAAAATATAGTCTAGTCCAATTTCTTCACACATGGCAATAGCAGCCGTGGTTTTACCCACGCCTGCTGTACCCGTCAACATAAGATTTGGAATAGTTTTTCTGTTTACATATTCCTGAAATACTTTTTTTAGTCTATCTGGTAGAATGCAGTCCGAGATTTTCTGAGGTCGATATTTTTCAGAGAGTAAAAATTCTCTAGACATTATTACTACCTCCTTTCATGATGATTGTATAAAATTCTTCAAAAGTTTTATTTTCTTCAGATTCGGTATTGAAATTGGCTTTATGATGAGTTTTGCCAAGTTTTCTGATAAGCTTTTTATCAATACCAAGTTTCTCTGCTGCTTTTTCAATTGCTTCTTTTTGAAGGTCACGTTCAGAAGCAACACGTGTTAAAGAATCATCCAATTCTTTGATTACACCTTTGAGATATTCTTTATCACTTGAAGATAGTGAATTGACTGAAACAAATTGTTTGTTATGCCCAATCAATGTTGACATTATTTTGCCTCCACGACAATAAAGTATTTCAAGCTTTTTGTTTTAGATGTAAATGTAGCAAATTTACCCAATTTCACTTGTACTAGATAGTCGTCAGGAATCATTTTAATATTTTCTGTCTTAAATGTTGCAATCATATCTGTTCCAGTATGATTACCAATTCTAATTGATGCATAATTGGATAAATCATTTGATTTGTCATGAACCTGGACAAATAGCTCATTTTCTTTCACAATCAAAGAAAGATGAGGAAGATTGTTCATTGAAGCTAGCCGAAGCAGTTTATTTACCACAGATTGTGATAAATCAAATGTAACTTCTGGATCATTCAATACAAGCTCTTTATTTGGTGGTGAAATAATAAGCTCAGGATTACAAGAACTATACTTTACAGTCATCATGTCATCTTGCATCATGACCATTTTATTTGTGAAATTCATGTCTGGATTACCCAAAGCCAAAGTGTTTCCTAAAAATTGATTAAGATCATAGATTCCAAATTGACAAGGAAATACATCTTCTAAAGTGGCTTCAACTAGCACTGATTTTTCTGGTGACATTGTCCTTTGTGTTGGTCCGGCTTGAATAACTAAGCCAGAATTGATTGATGCGAAATTTTTAAGAACAGTTAAACTAAATTCCGAAAGTTTCATTATAAAATATCCTCTCTCTTTTATCAAGCTGATAATTGCATATTAACAGGTCCACGAAAAATGTCAAGCATATGTTTAGTCATTGCTTCCAATTGAACTTTAGTTCCATCATTGTTAATCTCATAGTCAAATCTGGTACCAATCCATGCCCATTCTGAAACATGAACGTTGGGATACTTTGATTTCATACTATACTTTTCATTTATATTTTGATCATACGCTGTTTGGTACCATTCGGGCTCCGGACCGCGAGAAACACGTACAATGAATCCTCCAGAATATCGAATGAAATTGATTTCATTGGGAAATCTTACATCACTGATCACAACATTCTTTTCATTCTGAATTCTCTTTTCTAGAGCATGAACCCAAAAATCTTCATGGAATACATTGCGACCAGCTTCTGTACCCATTTTCTGCAAGATCATTCTTGGCGTAACATCTTCGCCAAAACGAGCACTCCAGAACGGATCAATATTTTCACGAAACTCACGGCTTTCGTTAGTATCACCTTCAAGAAGGTCACGGCGCCAACCAAACATAGTAGATACAGTATCTTTTAATGTGTCTGCAAATGCAAATTTTTTAAATGAATGTTTTTCAACAAGAACATCACCAACAGTACCTTTTCCTGCCCCGGCAAAACCAACCAATCCTACAAGCATGATATATTTCCTTTATTAAAAGTGGATCTTTCACAAATTTCCTGTAAGTGCGGCGATCTTAGGTAGATCACCAGAAAATGCATATGTTCCAACATGCTGAGTCTTCATCCATGGGCATAACCAGATTTTTCCACCAATATTTCTAAAATACTGACAGAACATATAATC